GAGAACTTCCGCACCGAGTATCTGGCCCGCGTCCTGTGTGACGAGAAGGGCGACCTGCTCTTTTCGCGTGAGCAGGTGGCCGCGCTGGCGAAGAAGTCGGGGGCGGTGATGGGTCGCCTGTTCGACGAGGCGATGAAGCACAATCGGATGACCGAGGAGGATGTTGAGCAACTGGGAAAATCCTGAACGCGAGCCCGACGCGGCGGTTCATCGTCGCGTTGTCTCGCGAACTCAAGATGACCCAGGGTGAGTTGTGCCGCCGGATGACTTCGGCCGAGCTGTCGGAACATATCGCCTACACGCGATGGTTCTCGGCTCTGCCGGATTCATGGCGGCAGACGGGATTGTTGGCAGCGGTGGCCCTGGCACCGCACACGGAGAAAGGCAAACGACCGAAGCCCGACGATTTCGTGCCGGTGGACAAGCCGCCGCAGCATGAATCGCAGGACATCGCCGCGTTGATGGAACTACGCAAAGCCTTCGGGCTTGGCGACTTGGAACTACCCGATGGCTAACGTCCTTTCGCTCGCGCTCAAAATCAACGCTGACGCGTCGGGCTTGAAGCTCGACCCGGTGTCGAAGGCGTTGAAGCGTCTCGGGGATGAGACGAACAAGGTCACGGGCATTTTTGATAAGTTTGCTACTTCGTCAGAGGCGGCGGCCAAGGCCCAAGAGGCATCGCAGAAAGCCTTTGACGCTCTGACGAAGGCTCGACTAGAAGGCACGGTCGCTGCCCCGGAGTTTGCCAAACAGTTTGAGGAACTTGCCGCAGCGGCTCGCGTGCAGGCGGCGGCCTTCGAGGAAGGGCAGCGCGTCACCGAAGCCAATCGCACCGAGGAAGAAAAGCGGGCGATTGCGGTTGAGAAGCTGAACCGGCTGCTCGACCTCGGTGCCATTGAACAAGAGACGTACAACCGGGCAATTGCGGAGGCTTCCGGTGCCAATGCGGAAGCGGCTCGCGTTGCGTCCGAAGCGGCAAGGCAGCAGGCTGACGCGGCGAAGGTGCAGGCGGATGCGTTGCGGCAGCGGCAGGCTCTTGAGTCTCGCGCCGCGCAGATTATCAACGCCAATCTGACTGCGGAGGAGCGGTACAGGCAATCGCTCCGCGAACTCAATTCCTTGCAGAAGCAAGGGCTGCTGACGCAAGAGCAGTTCAATCGTGCGGTCGCCAGTGCCCGCAAGCCGTTGGAGGATTCGGCGGCTGCGGCTCAAAAGGCAGCGAACGCCAACAAGGCCAGCACGCTCCAGTTCAACGAACTCTCTGGCATCTTTGCGGCGTTGCCTGGACCGCTAGGGAACATCTCTGGCCGGATCTCGGGGCTTGCGTCTGCCGGCGAAGGTTTGGGGCGTGTGTTCGCGGGCGGGCTGTCGCAAGGCATTACGTCGCTCGGGACATCGGTCGCTGCGCTCGTCAATCCGTTTACGGTTGCTGTGGCTGGCGTCGCGGCGTTTGGTGCTGCGGCAACGGCCGTCGTGCAGGGGTTGGCGACGCTAGAGGACCGCGTCGAAAAGCTGGGCAACACCGCCGCCAAGCTTGGTGTGTCGTTCGGGTTCATACAGACACTAGACGAAGCCGCCCGCCGCAGCGGTTCGAGCATCGACGCCGTCAGTGCAGCGTTTGGACGGCTGCAGAAGAGCGTGCTGGGCGTGGACGAGGAAAGCAAGGCGGCACAAAAGGCTTTGCTGGAAATTGGCGTCACGGCTGAAGAACTGCAGGCGCTGTCGCCGGAAGAGCAGTACCAGCAAATCGGAAAAGCGATTGCTGGCATTGAAGACCCTGCAAGACGAACTGCTGCGGCGACGGCGTTGTTTGGCAGGGCAGGTGCCGACCTTGTGCCGTTCTTCAACAACATCGGCAAGGCTACTGCCGACATGGAGCGGTTTGGCGCTTCGTTGAGCGACGTAGACAGGGGACGCATCGACAATCTTGGTGACGCTTTCGACGGCGTATTCGTGTCGCTGCAAGGGCTCGGGCAAAGCGTGTTGCTGCCGTTCACAGGGCTTGTGGAAGGCATCGCCAAGGCGTTCAGCGGGCTTGTCAACATCGTCACGGCCGTCGCGCAGGCCATCGGCTCTGTTCTCGGTCCAATCCTCGACGGGGTCGGAAAGGCTTTTGGTTTGTTCGGCGACGCTGTCAATGGTGCCGTTGGGTTCTTTCGCCGCTTGCTTGGTGGCTCGCAGGAGACGGCGCAAGCTCAAGCCAAGGTTGCCGAGTCCGTTTCTATGTCTGCGGAAGAAGTAGAGAAGCTCGGGAAGGCGATTACGGACGGCAACAAGTCACTTGATTCGGTGATTGCTAAGGCAGGTGAGTTTGGTCAGGCAGGATTCAACGCTGCACTGGAGTTTCAAAACGCACTTGCAGATTTGCAAGAGCAGGCTAACGCAAAAGAACTCAACGCGGAGCAGTACGCTCGCGGAGTCGCAAACGCTACCGCCGAGTTTGAGAAACAAATTGACGTTGCTCGTCGGGCGGCGGAAGAAAACAAGCGACTTGCGGAAGAGGCTCGTCGGCGGGCCGAGGCCGAGGCCGAAGCCGTTCAGAAAATCATCGACTCTGCACTTGAGCAGCAGCGTGTCGATGAGCAGTTCGGCGGCGACTCTAATCGTGCAAAGGCCGCTGAAAATCTGACGAAGCTCTTTGCAGAGCAGTCGCGTGTAGAAGAGCAGTTGGCTGCGGCCCGCGAGGCTGGCGACCAGAAAGCGATTGACGCGCTGACGAGCCGGCTGGCTGTCATCGACCAAGTCGCCGCCCGCGAGCGAGACATTGCCAGCGGAGCGGCAAAAGACCGCGAGGATGCTGCCAAGGCGGCACAGAAGGCCGTTGAAGAGGCTCAAAAGAGAGCCGAGCAACAGGCGCAGGCAGCAGAGCGGCTTGCTTCGCAGGTTGCCGAGAAGCAAGCCCAACTCCAAGAGCAGCAATTCCAAATCGACCTCGAACGTGCCAACGAACTTGCCAACATCCGCACCGGCTCCGTGAAGGTCAACGACCTGCGAAGCGGTGGCATTTCGCAGTTCTTTGAGACGCTGCAGGAAGACCCGGCGATTGCCGAGGCGAAGAAGCAACGGGCCGAGCTGGAGAAGATCCGCAAAGAGATTGCCAAGCTCAACGCCGAGCGTGTTGACATCCTCGCGGGGACGGGCTGACCATGGCTGTGCTGACGTGGCGAGAACTGGCGCTTCGCCGCATCCCGAGTATGCGTTTGCCCGACTGAACAACGTCGAGGTGAACGAGGCGTATGAAGGCAACCGCTACTGGGCCGAGGTTGTCGCCCAGTACGAAGTACCACAGAGCGAATGGAAGGACGCCAACCTCCTGCCGTGGGAACGACCCGACGTGTGGAAGTTCCAGACGCAAGGCGTCGCGGTGCCTGCCCTGACGTGGATTGACGGCAGCACGACGAAGCCGCTGACCAACTCCGCAGGAGACTTCTTCGAAGGCGTGACGGTCGATGAGGCGCAGCAGAAAATCACCATCACGGGGAATCGCCAATCGTTCCCGTCCGCGACGGCTGCGGCGGTGACGAACTGCGTGAATGATGGTTCATACCTTGGGTTCGGCACCGACTGTGTGAAGGTGCAGGGCATCTCTGCCGAGTCGGCGGTCGAGGTGATTAACGATGTCGAGGTTTCATTTTGGAAAATCACCGCCGAGCTACTGTGTCGGCAGACCGGGTGGAACCTGCTCTTGCCTGACGTTGGATTCAACTTCATTGAAGGCGGCGTGAAGAAGCGAGCCGATGTTGTCGGGCCGGATGGCGACAAGGTGGCGTCGGCCAATCCGATTGCCCTGAACGGCAGCGGTGGCAAGCAGGCAGGCGATACGCTCCCGGCGATTCTCACGCGCCGCGTCTACAAGCGGATCACGATGTCCACGTACTTCGGCACGCCGCCGTCGTGAGAGGTGTAAAGCGTGTCCACTGCTCGCGTTGACTTCACTCGCGGTGCCGCCGAGCGGATTGCTCGCGTCGTGCGGCTCGTCGAGCAGGGCGACCGTGGGCAGAGCGGGCCGACGTGGGAGCGGGTGAACGATGCGATGCCTGCGGGCTTGAAGCTCGGCACGTTCACGGGCGATTGGCCGATTAACGAGTTTAAGACCGTCACGTTCTACGGCGTCGCTAGCACGCCGAACACGGCGAGCGTCTTGAATCTCTGTGTGCCGGCTGTTGGATTCTCGACGGCCTCACCTGACGAGACGCGGTACGTCATCTTTGGGAAGGTGAAATACACCACGGACCCGGTGGTGGTGGAACTCCAGGCGGCACCCACGAACACGTCGTGCGTGCTGACGCTCGGCGGCGTGGAGGCACAACACGACCGGGCCGTGCCTGGAGTGGTACAGCATCTCGACCTGCGGTACGGCGACCAGCACGCCATGACGCTCATTACCTTTCAAGACGGCAAGCCCGTCCTGCGTGACGGGAAAGTCGGCACCGGCCAAGGGTGCTGCTGCAACAATCCGGCCTGCTGCCAGCACTACTGCAACAAGATGTGCTGCAATCAAATCAAGTGGGTGGTGCCGGGGTACACCGATTTTTTCACCACCGTCGGCACCAACTGCCGAACCGGCTTGATTGTCACAGAACTTGGCCTTGAGATTCGCGTGCTTGTCCGGTGCAGTGGATACGTCTACGGAACCTACGGCGAAACTCCTTACGACTGCGACACCGACTGCCAGATAATCGAAGTCGAATACAGCGAGGACAGCGGCGAGACATGGACAACCACGCCGCCGGAATCCGCTGCGGGCATCACATGGTCTATCTACTGCGATGGTGACGCCGAGCAGCCAACAGCAGACGCGAGCGCACAACGCTGCGCAGTGATAACCCCGCTCGACGCCGCGCAGTGTGAGGCGGCCGACGGCGACCCGTGTTCGCTGCCTTGCCAGGATTGCACGCTGCCATGCGGACCACGGCCGACCGAGTGGCGACTGGTCGGCTATGGCGGCCTTGTGTGGTTCGCTGGAGATGTGATTCCAAACCCGCTCTTTGAAGGCGAGTTTTTGTGCACCGACCCGTGTAGCCCGGATTTCCCAGGAACACCGCTGCAACCGCGATGGCTGCTGGAACACTTCCCGTTCGCCGGCTCGGGCTATAACGACTGCCCTTACGCTCCGGCTGGCTGGCCTAGAACAGAAGGCGATTGGCTATACCTAGAGGTACTCGGGTGTGATGGGGTGAATTGGAATGATGGGGTGAATTGGAAGCGAGTAAAACTTTTCTGCGGGTGCTACCCAAATCTTGATGATGGGGTGTTTTTTGTTGTCTCAGACGCAACAGATCCGTGCGTGCTCTCTCAATTCTTCTGGAGCTATCTAGGGGTTCCACTGGGAGACATAAATACCAACACCGGAGCCTCCCCTAGCATCTATCAGTCGCCGCCCGGTTGTGCGTGCCTGCGTGACCCTGCGAACGGCGAGCCAATTACGCGCACGTCAGGCTCTTCCACCTGCTGCCCGCAGTGCAATCAATACCTCGGAGCCACTGGCTGCTCTACGGGATTGGAGTATCTCTTCCACGGCGAGGCGGTGCGGTTTACCGGCGCGGTGGACAACGAGGGCAGCAACCTCTGGAACTGGGAGGACGCCAACGGCGATTCTCCCGCTGGCTCATGGCCTTCCGGCGACATCACAATCGCGGGAGAACTTCGCTCCTGGCGGGGTCCGACCGTTTCTGGCTCT